GCCTAATGCCGCGTTGGAATTGTGCAGCGTCGAAGTGCTGTTATCGATCTGGTGCTGAATATTGAGCTCCGCGAATGACGAACTGTGCCCCGGCTGCGCGTTGTAGGTGAGACCGAGGTTGTGGTAGACCGTCACGCCGTCGATCACGAACGTCTGGTAAGCGTAGGTGTGTGCCACTTGGTTATAGGTCACATGAATCTGGTAGTGATGCCATGTGCCCGTCGGCTGCGCTGCTGTGCAAGGGAAGTGAACACCAGGTTTCTCTACCCAGCTTCCATAGGGAGCCGGTGAGCCGCCAACCGTTCCGCCAGCAAACGAATTCCAGAAGAACCAGTTTCCCGCGCTTGTTCCAATCTGCCTGCACTGCATCGAACCGAGCGACTGGTACGTGCCGTAGAACACGTCAGGATCAAACTCAAACGCCTGTAGAGTTTCGCCGCCCTGAATCTGGTAGTACATATCCTCCACCAGATTCGAGAGCGTCGCCAGATTGACTCCGCCGATGCTTACGGTGCCGTTTACGGTCTGCGAAGAGACTCCGTTGCTGTTCCATGCCTTCACGACAAACGTGTGCGAGCCGGGGGATAGTGCGATCGTAGCCGTAGCGGGGGTGTAAGGCCCTGCGCCTGTGCCGTTGGTGTAAGCTGGGGGACCCGACGCTCCATCGATGATGACTTGAATCGCCATGATGACGTAGGTGGTGTCCGAAGCCGACATGCCCGTAAGCGTGATCGACGTATTGTCGGCTGTCACCGTTCCCGCGTGGACAGTCAGCGTGCCCGTCGTCACGTCAGGCGGTGTTACGGGGGCTACCGATGTGGGAAGGTAGCGATAGAACAGCGCGTTGCTCACAAACGCAGTGGAGAATGTGACGCTGCTGCCCACCGTCGCTGAATTTGCAACAGTAAGCGGGATGGTCGTACTCGTCCCGTTCCAACTCAGGTCTATGGCTGCACCCGTACCGATGCCCGTTCCTGTCACCGTCGAGCCTGAAATGATGCCCGCAGCCGAAGTGACGACGATACTGGTAGCTCCGCTTGTGCCTGTCGCGCTTACCGTCACAGGCGGAATATTCGCTACTGCCGCCGACATGGACGCGCCTGATTGCGATGGCGTGGCGATGTTGAAGTTCAGGAGCGTAGGGGCCGCAAATCCAGCTCCCGCAGCACCCGTAGCATCAACAGAGTTCGCTGTCCAGCAGTCCATCCCCTGCACCTGCGACCCCGGCGTGATGTAGGAGGGGCAGGTGGATGCTTCGGTCTGGAGGTTGTTGTAGACGTAAGCCGTGGGTGGAGGGGCTGGGAAGATAGAACTGTTCGCCGTAGCTCCGCCGTTGAAGAAGCTGCTCTGCGCTTTGGCTCCGCATCCTACGGTAGAAAGCATCAGCGCCAGAAGAATAGGAGTCCGCATTATTGAGCCCCCACATTGATGCTCGCGGCGCCGGAAGTGATACTCAGGCCGGTCGGGTTGCATAGCTTCGCGTTGAATTGATTGGCCGTGGGCCACGCAACAAGATTCAGACCACCGCTGCTGCCGTATCCCACCACCCCGGTTACATCGCCTACAAACGAATAGGTGAAGGTGCTACCGGGGGTACTACCTACGGGTGCAATCACTCCGGGCATGGAAGCGGTGAATGCTGTAGTGCTGCACGTGCCAGCCAAAACTACTGCCGTAGGAAGCGCGACCATGACTTTAGCAATGCTTCCGACTGTTGGAGTTCCACATCCCGTCCCGTCAGCCTTGGCATACTGACCGCTGCACCCGGGGATGGTGAGAGCAGATACGGATATCGCGCTTGCTCCCGACGATCCAGCGTGTACAAACGTGAGCGTAGAAGTGGGGTTTGTGCCCGAGCCAACAACATCCTGCTCAGTCCACGTATCATTGACAGGAATTGAACCGTTCCAGATACTTCCCTCTATCGTCGAGAGTGGCGAACTCTGATTCGACGACGAAGTTGCCTGCGTCGTGTTTAGGAGAAGACTTGAAGCTGTACCAGCACCCGCTCCCTGAGCGGAAAGCTCCGTGCTGGATAGGGCCGTAAAGGCTCCGGTGCCCTGAGTCGTAGCCCCGATTCTGGTTCCATCGATTGCGCCGCCCGTGATGGCAACGGCATTCGCATTCTGCGTGGACATGGTGCCTAGTCCACCACCACTCCCGTTGACGCACCCTGTGATCGTAAGCGCCCCGCCATATCCATTCGGGCAAACGGGCAACGTGGATGTCCCTGTCCCCGAAAGCACAAGAGGTCCAGTCATGGTGCCGCCGGTCAATGGCAAGCCTCCCAGCGATGATAGGAATGTCGCAGCCGTAGTGTCGTCATAGATGATATTTGCGGGGATGGCTGACTGCGGACCTATCGCTACTTTGTAGCCATAGATGGGAGGCCCGACGGTTGCACTACCGGGGATGGCCAGATTGTTCCCTGTGGAGTCGACTGCGATGTTTGACGGGCCGAGGGTTGTTCCGGTAGGAGAGGTTGAGTAGCTCGGAACCGCATACTGAGGACCAACGGTAGCCGCTCCGCTGCCGCCGCGGATTGCCCATCCGTCCGTTCCGCAGGTGTAATACGTGTTCGGCGTGACGACCGTGTCCTGGAAGGGCTGACCGTAATTCGCCGAGGTACATACGATGCTCAAGCTCGTAGGCGTACCGGCCCCGGTAAGCAGCGGCCAGTTGATCTGCGACACAGGATTGATCTTCGTCTGCGCGAGGCTGCCCATTCCTGCCATGCAGACAACCGCAAAACCAAAGACCTTCAGAAACTTGCGCATTCCAATCTCCTAGTAACCCTTTGCGTGCCAGTCCAGATACATCGTCTGCGTAAAGTTCCCGCCTCCCGCGCCCGCTACGATGACGCGCGCCATGTAAGCGATAGCCCCGGTGGTTGACCTCGACTGCAGTTGAATACCAGCCGGCGTTGTCGAGTCATCCGTCGAGGATGGAAGTCCTACGCCGGCAATCGTCACCGAGGGCGTAGTCGTGAAGTTATGTGGGAAGGTGATGGATGCGGTGTTATAGGGCGAGTAGCTTGCCGGAACCGCCACCGTTCCCCAGCTATCAATCGTTCCATCCGCACCGATGGTGTAGCAGCCATTCGCATTGCATGTCCGGTTCGTTCCCAGCGTGCAAGCCGCACCCAGCGTGCAGACCGTTCCATTGATGGTCGCCGATGTATTCGCCAGTGCAGAATTTGGAATTGCCGTAACCGTCGCATTGATCGATGGCACCGTCGTCGGATTCGAGATGTTTGGAGCGAACCAGCTTGGCCATCCAGTCCCTACAGTTACGCTCGCCACGGTGCCTGTAGCGTAGCTGTTGCCGCAGGGGAAGGTAGTTGCTGAGACCGCCCCCAGGGCGCCTACCTGAAGGCAATGCGGCGAGCTGGTGGCCAGTCCCGTAATGCTCGCGCTGGGCATCACCCATTGCCCCGTTACGGTCCCGCCCTTCGACCAGTCATCGACCAGCGCAATGTCATTGACGAAGTAGGTGCCCTGCGATCCCGCGAGCATCAAAGCGTAGTGCCCGACGGATGCGCAGAAGAAATAATTGCCGCCTACATCTGCTTGAAAAGGGTTGGTGGGGGTCGTAGTTGATAAGGCCGTAGATGTGAAGATCGGCTGCTTATTCGCCGTGCATGTCGATTGCGTTGACCCGGCAGAGCAGAGCGTCGCCAACGCAAACGGAACCGGCGCGGTATAGCCGTTGCTGATCGTCAGAGCAACGTTCGAGATGCACACGCCCCCCGGCGCGCTCTGGGCGTAGCATGTGGCGGCAAGGAATGAGGCGAAGGCGACGAAGGCAGAGAGTGTCCTCTTCATTTATTTGACCCCAGGAGTGCGTTCCATCCCTACCAGCTGCACGGAGATAATCTTGCGGCAGGGCGGATTTCCGCAGAAGAAGATGGTCCCGATAGCGCCGTTCGGGAATCGCTGCGTCATCAGGTGGAGTTTGGCCGGGTCGTCTCCGCAGTGCGGGCAGGCGGGCAGGATGACGGTGGGGGTTTCGGTGGACTCTTCCAGACCTGCGATTTCTTCAACTTCCTGCATATTTGCTCCTCAAAATGGAAAGGGTCGCCACAGCCTCGCAGAGAGACCATGGCGACCCTAGTTTGTTCTAGTAGCCGTCAGCGCTGAGTATACCAAACAGGAACGAACGTCAACTGCGATAGAAGGCGGTGTGTGCGCTCCCGGCGCTCGGAGCGATGATGTAGGTGATGGTTGCGCCCGAAAGCGTGTAGTCGATGTCCTTCGACATGAGCAGCGAAGCCCCTGGCGTGCCGAGATAAAGGCGAAGGCTTGCGGCTGGACTCGGGATCGCGGGGAGCGTGAAGGTTGTGTTGGTGCCGTCGATGGTTCCCGATGGCGTGATGTAGTCGGAGAACGCCGGGACAGTGCCGGAACCGACATACGTTCCCCACGCAACGAAGCTGTCTGAGCCCGGCGCAACGGTCATAGTCGCCACCGCTCCGACCATCGTGTAATCCTTGCCCACTCCCTGCGTTTGATAAAGCCCATTCCGGTAGAGTTCGAGCGAGATGGGCGTCTGGGGAAAGGTCAGCGTCGATCCGCTTACGGTTGGGACATTCGCGTCGAAGAACTCAGGGTAGGACGATGTGATGGAGTCGAGCAAGCATCGAGCGGCCTTGAAAAAGTTGATGATCGTGGTGACGTAGCCCAGATTGAGCGGAGAGACACCACTGGTCCGGAATGCGGAAGAAAGCGTCTCACCTGTCAGCGGCGCGAAGGTGTTGGTCGTGATGGCCGTTCCAACATTCGAGAAGTCGACCACCGGACGTAGTAGCTGGCCGTTGTAGAACATCCGCAGCGAGTTTGTATCCGGAGTAGATGAAATGGTGAAGTGCGTGTTTGCGCTGTCGATGAGTCCGGAGACGGCCTGGCCGAAGAGCGCGCCCTCCGCGATGCCTGGAATGTTGACGCGGAAGACGGCCCATCCTTGGCTCGCAGGATACGAAGATCCTCCCCACGATGCCTGTCCTTCGGAGAGCGTGACGCCCGCATATCCGCAAAGTGCGAGAGCGTTGATGATGGATGCTGGCGTGCCCATGATCTTGTGCAGCGGGAGAGCATTTTGCACGACAGCCAAAGGTGTCACACCGAGTCCCACCATGGCGACGCCGGGAATCATCATGTCGTACTGCCAGATGAGGTACGGGAGGATGGACGTCGGGATGTTGGAGCCGAGGGTGTAGATCAGCAGCGGCGTCAGATCCAAACTCTCAAGGCGCGCGGAGAGGACCATGTGCGCCTTGGTGCGGAGGTCGTTGATGGAACTCGGCGGTCTGAGGTTATTGGCCATCGGCTAGCTCGTCGCCTGATTCTTCGTGCCGTTGATGATGGTTAGCGAGATTGCGGTGCAGTTTGCCCACTGCCCGACCCCTAGAACAAAGCTGCCGTCGGAGGTAGGCACCAGCGGCGTTCCGCCAACGTTTGCAGCGAGCACGATGTCTACGTCGTAGACGCCCTGCACCGAGAGCGCTGCCTCCCATTGTGACTGCACGATGTCCTGGGAGATGCTGGCGGCGAGAGCGAGCGCCATGGCTTGCGCGGCCGCTGTAACGCCTGCGGATAGGGTTGCGTAGTTGGCGTTGGCATAGAGGGTGATGGCGCCGGTGACGGTATAGTCGACTTCGATCACTGGCTGCACCACCACGCTATCGCACCTG